TTTTGTTTATTTTTCTTTGAGTTCTTTTTCTTTTCAAGTTCTAAGTCAGCAATATGTTTCATATCTTTTGCTATGTTAGTTAGTATTTCCTTATCCATATAAAGCTCATTGTCTAAATCTTCCCAATTAGTGAAATACTTATCCAACATAGCCTTTGTTAACGGCCACTGTGGGTTGTTATTTTCTTTCTTTAGGTTGAACCCTACATTACATACCCAACCATACCCAGAAGGTCTTATAGTACAAGCAGATTTCATTACACGAATATTATAAATCCAATTCCTAACTTGTGTAAGTTCATCTGAAATAGTGGTTTTAATTTTAGTATTAAATTCAATCTTAAATGGCTTGAAGATGTTATACTTAATACCTTGCTTTTGGAAGTCATACCATATCAAGTTATCTTCAGAACAATTAGCAACATCTCTCCAAGGTTGTAATCCATTTTGAATACAAAAGGCTTGATAACCCCTAGCTGTAGATGAAGATAATTCACCAGGATTACCAAGTGCGAATCCAACCAAGTCAAATGCGGAAACCGTATGATAAGAATGGTTTACATGCAGGTCTTCCAAGATACCAAGCAAGTTCTTTAGTGGAACATGCATTGTTAGGTTACCGGGTTTTCTAGTGTCCGTATAGTTGGTCATTCTACCATCACCCACATCATCATCAATCATCAAGTAATGGTCAATTTCAGGGTGATGTTCTTTCATATAATTACACATCCAAACCCTAGTGCGTTGAACACATCTCCAATCTTGTTTTGGAACTAGAACATATTCAATGTTATCACCTTGTATCTTATCGTAACCAGATTCTTTGTAGTCCCAATCCCAGACAAATATCATAATCTTATTGTCGGAAACCGTTTCCAAATGTCTAATTCTTGAATCTTCTCTATTCTTATAGGAAGGAATCAATACAGGGCATTTTGGTGAAATGCTTTTATAATTATCACCGTAATATTTTAAGGTGGCAATATCTTCTTCACTTAACATAAAACTCCTTATTCGTAAAAATCAGTTAATTCATTTACTTTGTTAAATTCATCCATTAAATGTTTATAAATCTTTACATTCTTTTCTGTGTTCTTGTATTTGAATCTAGGAACTAATGTTTTTGCTATTTCATCGTATGCTTGAACAACATCTTCAAATGGATATTCCTTGTTTAAATCTTCAAATCCAGGTAAGTATTTTTCTAGTATTGGTTTTATTTCTGTAGCATAATATGTATTAAATTCTACATTTTTGAACCCCCAAGAAAATTTATCTCTTAAAGGTGTGTAAAAATTAGAAATTATCAATTTACAGTTTTCTTTCATAACTCTTAAACCATTTATGTGATTCTTTATGATATTATCACACGATGAAGCAATAGAAACATTGTTCTTTCTAGTATTTTCTACAAAGTAAATTTTTTCAAATCTATAATATTTGAAGTTGTTAATTTTACTATCGTAAAATATGGTTACATCTTCAGCAACATTTTGTAAATCTCTAAATCTGCAATCTGGATTATTTATTAACCATTCATTTTCAAAAATAAAAACATGTACGAATAAATCATTTGTATAATCTTTAGTTGCGTGAGCCATAACCATACTATTTGCTGCTGGACCACTAAAAGTTTTGCCATTATACTTAATGTGTAATTCTTCTAATTTAGCCAAACCTTCATTCAAGGGTTTTTGTACAACTTTACCAGTGTCCGTTTGTGTTCTAACTTGAAGAATATCATCATCAATCATAATGTATCTTTTAATTTCAGGCTTTTTTACGAAGTATTCCTGAATAAATCTTCTTTTCTTTTGGATTGACCTCCAAGGTACATCTAATTGAACAAATGTTACATTTTTCTTACAATCATATTGCTTGTAATTTTCGTAATCGTCTTTATAACAAAAAACATAAATTTCATTGTCAGAAATTTCATCTAAATGTTGAACTAAGTTATCTGGTCTATTCTTATAAGTTGGGATAACAACTGGACAATTTGGACTAATCATAAAAACTCCTTTAATTTTAACAATATAGAAATATTATAATCATATTTATCTGAATTAATTTTATATTGGTACTGTAAACTTATTTTTACAATAAAGTTACAAAAATCATTTGACAATAAGTATAAAAGTTACTATATTATAATCAGTAACAACAACCACAAGAGGTAAACTTATGAACGAAATTTTCCCTAAAGGATTCAATTCTTGGACAGCTTACTACAGACACAATGAAAAGGTTGCCAAGGTTAAGTATTGGGTAAATGGAATCTTGGGTATGATAGTCCTTTTCGGTGCTATTGCTCTTGATGGCTACATCAATGTTACTATGGGTATGTAATATGGTAGAAAAAACTATTGTTGAAAAAAGAACTTGCGATATTTGTAATGCCGAAATAACCGAATCATTTGGTGGTTGGAATAGAATTAAAGTTGTTGTTCCGACTCTTTTTGGTATGAAACACGCGGAACTTTCATTGAATCTTCTTGACTTGACAACTTATAATAAGAAGAATATACACCAACCAGATTTGTGCGAAAATTGTGTTCGTAAGATTTTAACTGATTATGTAACCAATCTTCCAATTTCACCAACTGTAACAAAAAAGTAATATGCTTTACACTAAGAAAAAAATTAACACACAACATAATTTTGAACCTTTCACAAAGGAATATGTGCAGCAGAAGTATTTGCACAATTCACTTGAAACTTTTATTGATAGCTTGAAGCCCTTGCTTGATTCTGGGGCTTATCTTGCTTTTGACCCATCCAATGAACCTGGTTGGCAAACTTTGGATTATCCTGGTGTTTGTAAAAATCTTCACATTGTAAATTCATTGGTCTTTGGTGAAAATGCCCTTGATATTAAATTCCGGGCAATAAAGGATGCTTTTGGTTATTGGCATTTACAAATTGATAGGAAAGAAAGCACCATCAATCAAAGAAAAGATATGGAACTGATGATTCGTAAGGTTCGTAAGGACCAGTTTGCAAAATACATTGGTTTCTATGAACACGATTACATGTGGCGAGTTACACCTGACAACATTAAGAAGCTTGTGACTTTTGTTGAAAGTTTTAGACCTATTCTAAACAACAATTTGCTTGAAGCTAAGAAGACCTTGATTGAAAATAGAAAGTGGAAGGTTTCTGAAGATGAAGTTCGTTTCTTCATTGAAGAACTAAACAACTATTCCACCAAGTACAATTTGGGTTACAAGGCACATCTACAGATTGATTCCGAAAGACCCAATTATAGGGTTATCCTCAATAGTGATATGGATAAGAGTGATATTGTTGAAAGTGAAAAGTGGGCTAACTATAAGTACCCACCACCAAACTTGACTGAATGGATGCTCGGTTTTGGTAGTAGCTATATGATTTTCTCTTTAAGTAACATTGAAGAAACGAGCAAGTGGTCTTTTGAATTGTATGACAAGCCATATTGTACGAATGATTTCATTACAAAAAATATTGGGTGGAAGGAATCTAAGACTTTGATTTTTGATAACATTGATGGCTGTGTTAAGTTTGTAGTTGATAAGTTTGATAAAAGCCGAGAGATTTATGAAAACATCAAGAAACTGGGGTATTAATTATGGGTTTAACCATAGCAATAAAAAGGAAGTTCAAAATGGGTATATTTAGAAATTTAGCCAAGATTGAAGAATTACTTGAAGCTAACATTCCTGGTTGTTGGAGTGTTTACCATAATGTATTGAGGGTAAAGGATTTACCTAAAGATATGCGTGATGCAATGATTCAATTCGGTTATACCGATGAAGGGTTGATTTTTGCAGTAGATTATTGTGATGAACATGACGGTTCTAATGGTGGCAAGCCTCGTATTCTTGGATGTGTAAGTTGGGGTAGTGGTAAAGATGAATCCGACGATGGGTGGAAAAATCTTCTTTATCGTGATGTAGATAGGGATTGGAGATTCACCTGGTCTAAAGAAGATTGCCCAACCAATGAAAAGTTGTTGGATGCCATTGATAAGTGTTATCGTAATTTACAAAGGTTCTTTATGTTTATGTCAATTTATTTAAAGCAAAGAGCCCAGATGATTAAGTTGATTAACATTGAATGGGATGAAGTTATTAGTTCAACAAAAGAATAAAAAATAATTGACAATAAAAAATTATTTGCTATATTTGGCAAAAAGAGGTTAAAATGAGATTTTGGATAATCGTTTATAGTGTGGCAATAGCTTTCTTTGGCTATAATTGTTACACCCACTTGAATGATGATATGGTGGCTATCGTATTTGGTGGTGCAGCAGTATTAGCCTTTTATATGTGGCTTTATACCTTTGTATCAATTATTGCTCAGGATTTTCCAATTAAAATTCAGATTAACCTTCAAGAATTACTAAACAAGGCTAAGGAAGCCGAAACCGAAGAAAACAAGAAAGGAGTAAGTAGTAACAATGAATAATAACTATGATGATTTGGCTATGATGCTTGGTAAGGAAGAAAAGGTGGCAGATGCTTTTAAGGATTGTCTTTTGTCACACTTGAAGGAACTCAAGGAAAAGACCGGCATGACAGACAAAGAACTAAAAGAATACATAGATAAGGTAATGGTAGTATAATGGGTAAGTATATCCACACATTGAAGTTTACTCATAGTGGAACTATTTACACCGCTACCATTGAAGATGATAACGATGATGTTAAATACAAGTCCATTGTAAATCGGGTAAAAACAAAGATTTTTAATGGGCTTGATATTGAAGTTGTTGAAGTTAATACAGTTGAAAACGCAAATATTGTGGTGAGTGAACAAAATGGTAGCAATTGAAACCAAGATGAACATTGAAGAAGATACGGGTAAAATATCTTTTGAATCTAAGGTGTTGGCTTACACAAAAGACGATAAGCAAAGTTTTGCCGATAAGTTAGTATTTGAAAAGAATATTTTACCTGTTGCTATGAAGAAAATAGAAAATGCAATTCGCCTAACAAAGTATTTTATTCCTTCAATGTATAGTGATTTTATTACACGATTGTTAAACATAATCGTGGCGGAAGCAAAACAAAATAAGTATAGGTTAGTTAGGATTGGTCAGTCAGAAGAACACCTTTTGATGAACCAATTAATTTTTGAGGCAGACGATGATTAAAGTAAATGAACCCCGGGTTTGCAGGTAACCCATTAAAAAACATTAAAGTAGGTACAAAGAAGATTCATTCTTCATTTAGCCTAGATACAAGTTCCGATTTGGTATCAATGCATCGGAATTGAAGTAGAACAGGCTATGTTGGAAGCACTACAATATGAAATGCAAGATTCAATGGATAGGGAAATTTTAAATGAAATGGTTCAAGCGAGTACTCAAGATAATGGGCGCAGGCATATTAACAGCAATAGTTTACCACGAAAGTAAGACTTTGTTTGAAATTAGAAAAGATATGTTGAAGCACCAGCACTGGATGAATACAAAGGTAAAGGGTAAGAAGAAATGATTACTGAAGCAAATGACTTTATTAAAAGGATGCGGAATTACCAATTTATTCGCCCTGTAGATGTTCACGATGATGATGAACTTAAAAAGATTATGTACAAACGAAAGATTAATGAATGTTATTCTTTCATCAAATACTTGAATTGGAGAAAGGATAGCTTGAAGTTGTCTGAAGAAAAGAAGGCAGTTCAAGATATTCAAAACGAAATTGTAGAAGAATATAGAAACTGGATAAGGTTGAAAGATGGTAAACAAACTAATTGAAGTATTCATACAAATGTTTTTACCAAAGGTGGAACTTGTAAACATTCCATTGGCTGAGGTCAAACCAAAACCAATAGTACACGATTTGGATAGGAATTATCATCATTGGGTGGTAACAGAACATACCCAAGAAAGAATGAAACAAAGAAAGATTTCATTTTCTGAAATTAACTTGGCTTTCAAGTATGGTAAGGAATCCGATAGAGGGTTGGAACTTTCTATTGTGGATATTCCTGATAGTGAATTTGATGGCTTGAATAACTATGATATTAAGGCATTGACTTACTTGTTACCATTGACGGTAATCTTGAATAAGAAAGACAAGGTAATCAAGACGGTCTATGCCAATAACAAGACTTATTTCAAGGAAAGAATTGTTGCCGACCAAGTTCGTAAGAGTGCTAATAACAAGTACACAAAACGATTGAAAGGCAAGATTAAGGATGCTGAAAAGATAAAGCTCCACAAAGAAAAGAAATACAAAAAGTTTGATATAGATGATGAATACTGAAGATAAACATAAGTTTGATTATCTTAACGATACATCTTATTTGTTGAGGTTGAACCTTGAACGAAATAAGTTTGATATTGTTAGAACAACTATATTGAATGATGATATATGGACAGTAACATATAGTGAAAATGTAGTCGGTACAATCACCTTTAGACAGACACCTGAACATACTTTTTGTAATATAAGATTTTACACTTATATAAAAGACCAAATTAAGATTAATGACTTTTTGATGAGTGAATTTTTCCAATTTGACGATGATGGCAAATGGGTAAGATTCAACTTTGAAAAGTTTGACAAGTTTTTTGAACCAATCAAGCAACATATAAAGTATGTTGAAGCTAAACCAGCAGAAGAACAGCAAAAGCTAGAAGATTGCGTTTCTCGCTTGCGAGAATACTGTGATGTAGATGAAAAGTTTTCTAAAAATTTATTGACAAAAGATTTGAAAGTTCTATTAAGAGATTATGATAGAATGAAACAAGAATTAAAAAGTTATTCAAATAAGATAGTTGATTTATTTTTAAAAATGGAGTAAATAAATGAATCTAGTAGAAAGGGTTAGGCTATTCTTCTCGGAACAAAAAATAATCAAATCCAATAAGAAGTTGGTAAAGAAAATACCATTTCTTAAATTGAGTGATAACTATAAAAGAACTTGGTTAGATGAAGTTCCTTTTGGTTGGCAACAGTTTGCTTTGACTTATTTTGAAAAGATTGAAAAGATTTTGAATGACCACAATGCTAAGGACTATCTTAGAATAACTGAAGTTAAAGAAAAGTGGGGCAAGTTAAGGATTTATTATTCGTTTGTAAACAATCCAAAATATGAACAAAATAAGTGGATTGAAGACATAGACAGATTGTTCGCAACCTTGGAAAATGAAAGTTGGAAGATTTGTATTGATTGCGGTAGTCCAGCCAATTATCAAACAAATGATTATATTACACCGGTTTGCGATAAGTGTAAGAAAGTGATTGAAAGTCTATACCCTAATGTGACTGTTACACCAAAGTCATAAATAAGGTATGACCCCAACAAAGATAGATACAACCGAAAAAACATTTGCAACAAGTTTAAAGGACAGTAATGGTGTTACCCATTCATTGATTAACAAGATTGATATTGGTGATGGTTGTAAGATAACCCAGATAAGACCTAATTTCAATTCTTATTATTACACCAATGAAACGAAAAAGACGGCGATTTGTTTACATTTCACAGTTGGTAATCTAAAGGGTGATATTGGTTCTTTGGCTAAAAAGGACAACAAAGTATCTGTCCAATATGTTGTAGATAGACAAGGTAATATCTATAATTTGTTTGATGATAAGTATTGGAGTTATCATTTGGGTGCTAATTGCGTTGGTACAAATGGTACAATGAGTAAGCAAACAATAGGCATTGAAATATCCAATTATCGGACCGCTAAAGTTAAGTGGTAACAATCTATTGGATGCTTATGGAAATGTTTATTGTACAACGGCAGAAACACAATACTACAAGGAATGTAACTATCGTGGATATAAGTATTATGCTACAATGACTGATGTACAAGAAAAGTCTGTAGCACAATTATTAATCTACTTATGTAAACAACATAACATTCCAAAGGTATTCAAGCCAAATGCCGACCAGATATTTTCATCAAATAAAGAGGCACAAGATTTCAAAGGTATAATCTTACATACAAGTGTAAGAAAGGATAAGTTTGACTGGCCTTTAGAAATGTTAAAGGGTGTTCAAGACAAGATGGTAGAAAAGCCATACACCCAAGTTTGTAAAGACCCAGCATTTGATTTAAAATTTAATGGTATTCCAGACTTCACAGGAATTTTTAAATGAATTTTAATAGAGCATTAAACATACTTAAAAAGAACGATATGACATTGGTAGAAAGTGCCAATGACAATGTAGTAGTTACTTGCAGAAAACGAATCCAAGACCACATCAATAGGGTAAAATATTTTTACAATATCTTGGTTGAAAGTGGTCAAATTCCATTGGAAGATATTGACATTAAGCGAGTGATGAAACACGATGCTGATAAACTTAAATACAATAATCTTAAAAGACAAGCCCTAAGATATTGTGGTGATAGACAGCTTACACAAGAAGAAAAGCAACAAATTCACGATGTAGTTATGGAACACATCAAGTCCAATCCACATCATTGTGAATACTGGGGTGATGGTGATTACAAATCTTTGGGTATAAATTGTAAGGAAATGAATGACACATTCCTTTATGAAATGTGTGCTGATTGGGCTGCTACATCAGAAGAAAATGGAAACTCTTTAATGGGTTGGTGTGATAAGGTAATCAATAATAAGTTTATGTTTACCGAACATCAAGTAGATTTAATTTATTCTGTTTGTAATTATCTTAAAGATTACATAGACCCAAGCCTTAAAAGGGACTATGGATTGAAGAGTATAAAGTTATCCCAGTTATGGTAAACAAATTTTTACATTAAAAAGGTATTGACAAAACAATATCTTTTTTTATTGTTGGTCTTAAACATTTGAACAATTACAAAAAAAAACAATGCGACCTCCTTTTGGTTGTTGTTTGTTGTAGGGTTTTGCATTGTTCCCTACATTTTTTAAAAAGAGAGGTAAACTATGTTCGGAAAACCACTTGCTTATATCGTAAAGATTAAGGAAATTCGTGAAATTCCAGGTGCTGATAGAATTGAACTTGCTACGGTTATGGACTATACCGTAGTTGTAAAGAAGAATGAATATCAGCCTGGTGATTTGGCTATGTATGTGGAAGTTGATTCCCTTCTTCCCGATGGTCTAAGTGATGAACTTAGAAACAAGTACAATGCCATTAAGTCCGGTGAAATTGGTAAGGATTGGTCTGAAGATGAAATTAAGACTGCATTAGCAGAAATACAAAATCAATCCAAGTACCCATACTTTGAATTTCTTAGAGATAAGAAGTTTAAGATTAAGTCAATGAAGTTATCCAAGTTTGGTGTAATTTCACAGGGTATTCTTTTTAAGCCTTCTGAACTTGGTTTGGATAAGGTAAAGGAAGGCAAGGATTGTACTTTGCAATTTGGTATTACTGAAATTGTTCAAGATGCCGAAGAAGCAGGTCTTAATGGCAAAAAGGATAGTTGGTTGGTTCGTAAGCTAATGAGATATAAGTGGTATCGTAATTGGCGAAAGCGACACAATGTAGCAGAAGTTTGGGATGCTACTAACCCGCCAAAGTCCGATGAAGAAAATGTTCAAAAGACTTATACCAAGATGTATGAACTTTACCCTGAAGAAGAATGGGTAGCAACCGAAAAATTGGAAGGTCAAAACATTTCTATCTTCACTGAAGAAATGGAACCGGGTTGGTTTGCAAAGCATATCTTCCATAGGGCAAAGGATAAGCGAGTTGGTGTATGTTCAAGAACCCGTGAATTGAACAAGAAAGGAACTGGAAAGAATTTCTGGGACACCGTCATTCGTGAAAAACTTGATGAACAAATTAAGGCTATCCCTGGTGAATGGTGGTGCCGTGGTGAACATTTGGGTCCAGGTATTCAAAAGAATATCTACAAGCTCCCAAGAACCACCGTTAGATTCTTTGATTTCTACCGTAAGGAATACTACATTGATACCAAGTGTGGTAAGGTAAGAAAGTTCAGATGGGTTAAGTTGAACTTTGAAGAATCTGTAGCATTTGCCAAGCAGTGGAATTTACCATTTGTTCCAATTCTTGATGAACACTACAAGTTGCCAAAGGGCGGCCTTAATGAACAAGGTGTGTATGTATCGGGCTCCGACATTATGTTGCAGCAAAGTGATAAGCCTACCGTCTTTGGTAATGACCTAAAGCACAAGAGAGAAGGTTTCGTTCTCCGTCTTAGAAACGATTACACTGTATCTTTCAAGGTGAAGAATCCTAACTATTCTTTATAAACAAAATAAATAACATTATGAATGACAAGAATTTAGCAACATTATTTAGTATAATTTGTATAATTATTGTTATCATAATGTTTTTTAGTTGGTGTTAAGGATGAAGGAAAAATTATTTTGTTTTTTGATGATTGTTGTTTCATTGTTTAATACAGTTGCTATGTGTTATGGTATATACTTATCTTTTGTAAAAGAAATTTATGTATTGCTACCGATATTAATTTTATTACTAGCATTGTGTGTTTATTCAATGAAGATATATTTAACTTAACCAAAAGGATTAACTATGAAAAATGATAAACTTATTAACAAGACAAATACTCAGGTAGGCAAGTTCTATGGACTTATTGACACATTCGCCTTGTGGTGGAAGTCAATGGGTCACGATGATTGTATCACGGACTTGCTTAAAGTAGAACCAAACATGCATGTGGGTGAAGATATTTTTGAACATCCAGTTGCTGGTGCCTATTCTATGGAACAAAGGGAAGCTGTCCATAATAAGCCAAGTGTGGTTTATGAAGGTCACATTGACACCACCAAGGAAAAGGTGGCAAAGTTCCTGAAGAAGTTGTTTGGTACAAATAAACCCGTATTTGTAGACGATAACATTTAATTGTAAACAAATATTAACAATCAAGCCATTGACAAAATCAATGGCTTTTTCTATTTTTATACTAGAAATTTAACAAAAGGAACTATTATGAGAATTTTATTAGATATGGACGGTGTGCTTTGTGATTTTGACCAGCGATGCGATGAACTTAATTGCTGGCGTGAGGATATTCACAAGTGCAATTGGAAGAAAATGGAAGAAATTGGTGAAAGTTTTTGGACGGACATGAAGCCATTAGATGAAGGTATGTTATTGTTCAACTATCTTGTTCAGTATTGTGAAAAGAATGGTCATGAATTGGGTATTCTTTCTGCGGTTCATTTGCCTTGTGGTAAGAGGGGTAAGAGAAAGTGGCTTACGAAGAATGGATTGGCTCAGTTTATGAAGTACCCTAACATCATTATTATCAACAATGGTAATCAAAAGTACAAGTTGGCAGAACCAGATATGTTGCTTATTGATGATAAGGTTGAAAATTGTGAAAAGTTCATTGAAGCTGGTGGAAAGGCTATTAGGTTTGATGGCAATTCCGCAGATGTAATCAAGGCATTGGAAGAGGTATAAGATGTTCCCATTTATCAACTTGGGTTGGATTCCCGGTTATCTACAAACTTGTAGTATGATGCAGCAACAACAACTACGAAACAAGCGTCACCAAAGTTTAAGTGTAGATGAATTTGGTCAAAAGGTGATGAGTTACATTGATAGACACCCAAGACGTGACTACATATATAGTCATACATTGGAATTATCAAAACTTTTTTCTGAATGTTATGATAATGGTGAAACACCAGAAGAATGTTATTCAAAAGTTCTTAATCTTTATGGAGTATAAAAATGCCTTATATTATTGGAATTATCTTTGTAGTTATTGTAGTAAGTGGTTTGATTTTGTCACTCAAAGAACAAGCCGATGCTGAGAAATCCTTGAACATTCCTTATCGTGTTGTAAAGAATGGGTTGGGTAAGTATCTATTACAGAGATATAAGAAGATTACACACAATTACACAACCGATGACCCAAGAGATTTAGGTTATCATTACGAATGGGTTACCGTTGATACTTACGATGATTTGCAAGATGCCAAGATTCAATATAGAATTAGATTGGCTGAAGCAAAGCACGAAAAAGAAAAAGAAGAGCAAAAAAAGAAAAGTATAGAAGAATTAAAGAAGAAACAAGAAGAAGAAAATAAGATTGTAGAAATTATAAAAATGGATGACTAATTATGGATAAGAAGCAAATCTTGAATAGCCTAAAAGTAGTAGGCATTGACTTGTTCGTATGGATTTGGGCATTTGTTTTTTTTGCTCTTTCAAGACACATTGATAACTTTATTTTACAGTGCTTGGTAATGTCCGTTGGTATGTTCCCGGGTAACTGGTATATTCTTGAATATCTTAGAAAGAAGTACGAAGTATAATGGAAGACGAAGAAAATAAAAAAGAAAAACCTGTTCTGGGTGAAATGATTGCTAATTTCCCCGTAGAAGAATTGAAGAAAGCTATGCTTCATTTGGATAGGTTTGATGATGAAGTAGTAACCGATGAAAAGGTTAAGGCTGTAGAAGTTGAACGAAAACTTGAAGATGTTTCAAACAAAATAATTGAGGATAACTTATAATGGCTAGATTTACTTTGATTACTGGAAAGATGGGTAGTGGTAAAAGTGCAGTTTCTAAGTTGCTTAGGGACAAGCACTTTATTGTAATTGATAGTGATTCAGAAGTAAAGCAAATCTATAATGAACCAAACATCTTTTGTGAACTTGTAAAGCATTTTCCATTTGTATTAAAAGATGGTGCTTTGGATATGAACTATATCCGTGATACCATTCTTGATGATGATACAGCTGACAAAGATTACATTATGAGTTTGGTTATTCCAAGACTTTTGGATAAACTAACAACCAAGTATGAAGATAGCAAGGAAATGATTTTCATTGAAGCTGCATTGACACCAGAACTTGGTTGGTGTGTAAATTATCTTGGAATTAAGAATGTAATCAAAGTAAATGTAAACGAAGATTTACGAAAAGAAAGGCTTGTCAATCGTGGGGTTTCTTTGGAAATGCAGGCTAAGTTTGACAAGATTCAAGATGAAAAGTATATCAACGAATATTGGTGTGGTGGTTCATTAATTGGTAATAATGGCGAAATTAATATTTTTGACATTAACAACGATGGCACACTTAAAGATTTGAATGATAAACTTATTGATATTCAAATGAAACTTGGTATGACACATCAAGAAAAGCTTGCAACTTATCTTAGGTATTTGCAGGAAATACCATTCTATTATCCTGAAAATGCTTGGTGCTACAGTTTCTACAATAGTTGTGGTTGTAAAGGTTGCCCATTCCCTTGTAAGGCTATTGATAAGGATTGGAAACGATTAGAAGAAAGGAATAAGGCAGAAATCTTGAAGATGCCTAATGCCCGAGAATTGTCAAGTGGAGAAGTTGAATTATCTTATAGGTATGAAGATGGTGTTGAAAGAAAAATTACTTACAGAAGTGAAAAAGGTATTTAAAATGGGAATATTCGGAAAACTAGATAAGTTTGATAAGCTATTCAAGGATAGATTGGGTGTAAACATAATTCATTTGAATTATCGTGTAACCGTCGGTAATTTGAAAGATTCCCAACAAAATATCCTAAAGCATTTTGGCTGGGATGATGATACACTCATCTTTGGTATAAACCAAACATTTAATGATGTTATGTGTGAAGTTGTTTGTATCGGTCCGCCTGTTGGTAGTAAAAAATCAAAATCATATTGTGATTATCTAACTGCCAAAAATTTCAAGCCAGCCTGGTACCATTATAGTTCCGTAGAAATGGCTCAAAAGAAAACTAAGGCAACTGGTGATAAAAAAGAATGGGAAAACTACGATGTTTTAATGGCTTCCTTAGATTCTTTTTATGAAAGTTTACAGGCTTTCTTCAATTTCTTGGATATTTACGAAAAACAAATAAAGGTTATTAAGGACTTGTGCAGCATTTCTAATGATAACATTGAAGAAATCCCACAAAATTAAATGTAAACTTTAATTTACAATAATTTTCAATAAAACCCATTGACAAGTTCATTGGGTTTTTCTATATTAAGGACACCAACAAAGGGGTATGAATGAAAAGAATTATTGAACTAGAAAAGGCAAAGGAAGAAGTTGTAAAGCAATTTAAGTTCTTTGAGCTTCCATATGCCGAAATTGGTGAAGATAAGTCACATAATTTCTTTGTGGATGATGCCATTGTTTATCGTGTAGGCTATACTAACTTGGTTTACATTGGAATTAACAATGAGGATTATATGGTTATGCAGGGTAATGAAGAAAAGTTCACACACAAAATGGATGAATTGAAGTTCTTTATTGCTGGTGTAGCTGTCCAGTTTTTCAAAACTAAGGAGATAACAACATGAATCAAACTGAATTTAATGAAATGTGGGTTAAGATTGCCAAAGAAAACCCCGAATTTATTTTTGAAATGAATCAGAACCCTGTTAAAGAATCTTGCACTGTAACCATTTCAACAAAAGAAGGTCATGACCTTGCTTGTGTAAATTTCCATTATGTTTTGATTGCTATTGAAAAGCCAGTTGAAAATTTATCAATGCTAGTAGCCAAATTTGAATATGAATATACTAATTATAATGTGAATATGACAACAGAAGAAACTGAAAAAATCAACAAAATTAGAAACACTATTAAAGGAGAATAATAAGTAATATGAAGAAGATTCTTTTGACACTTGTTGCTTTTGCGATTGCAGGAACAATGACAGGTTGTAATGGTTGTACAATGATGTACAAGAACCTTGAATCAAACTACTCGGAACTCCACCGTGATGTAGTGGTTCTTAATGCTTTCACGGGTGATACACTATTCACTTATAGTGGTGCTTGCTACTTTAGCACACCGGAACAGTCTTCAAATGAAGTTTCCTTGATTTACTATGTCAATGGTAAGTCCCATAAGGCAGACTTTGTTGGTAGTGGATTTATCTTTAAGGCAATTGAAAAGTAATGAATAATGAACAGAAAGGTGGTTGTGGTTGCCTATTACTCTTTATATTCTTTGTAATGGCTTGTAATGGCACAATCAGCCCAGCATTGTTTTTCGTTCTCGTATTTGTTTATTTAATGTTTGGATAAGTTATGAAGTTGTATTTTATTAGACACGCACCAACCGAAGCAAATCTTTCAGGTTCAATGGTTAATGGTTATGATAATGCTAACATTATTTTACAAAAGAAACCCTTGGATTGGGAAGAAAAAGTTGGTAAATTTATCCCGGCCGATATGAGAAATAAAGTTTTTTCATCACCCGCTTTAAGATGTATTCAAACTTGTGAATTGCTTTTTGGGTTCAAGCCAAGTGAAAACCAGATTAGAACCGATTTACAAGAATTTGATTGTCATAAACTTGGTGATAAGAAATTTTGGGAGATTACAGAAGATGAGTTCAATAGTCTAGTACAAATTTCTTCATTGGATATGAAAAAAAGAGTACGAAACATCTTGACAAATTCTTTTGAAAATTCTATAATTATTTCACACGGTATGTTGATTCGTTACATTTACCACTACTTTAATGGGAATGAAAACATTTCAGCATACGATGTGATAAACTCCAAGGGGTTTAGGTTTTCAAACTTAGATTTACTTGAAGTTGACACACAAACGAGGGTAGCAATACCACATTATTACAATAAACCAATCAAACACTAACTAAAAGGAAAAATAAATTATGAATACAAAGACAAAGATTACTCTAGTACTCGTAGCGATTGTAGCCATTCTCGGTGCAATCTTCGCAAAGAACCTCATTGGCTATAAGCAGTCCACGGAATTGCTTATCAAGCAGTCACCCTTTGGCACACTTAGTTGTGTAGAAGGTCAGGGTATTTACTTTAAGGGATTCGCCTCCATTTACAAGTATGACCTTGCTAAGTCATTCTATTTCAACTCTAGCACCGAAAAGGTAAATGGCCAGGGTTGGGAAGGTGATGAAGATGATGAAGATGATATTTCCGTAACTCTTTCACGAAATGCCAATGCTGATATTTCAGGTTATCTTCTTTATGAACTACCAACAGATTGTGATAAGCTAATTGAACTACATAAGAACCAGCGTAGTGATAAGGGTGTAAAGCACAATCTTGTACGAAATGCGGTACTTAGTGCAGTTCGCAAGACGGCACCATTGTTCACGGCAGAAGAAGCTAAGGTTACAAAGATTGCTGAATTTAGACGATTGGCTGAAGACCAGCTTGTAGAAGGTGAATATCTTACTACCATTGAAGTTCTCAAGGAAAAGGCAGGTGAAGATGAAGTTGATTCCACCGGTAAGGTTGTCAAGAAAGCCGAAGTACAGGAATATCGTGTAACCAAGCTCAAGCTAGACAAGGATGGTCATAGAATTATCACCAAGAAGTCCCCAATTACCCAGTATGGTATTATTGTAAAGCAGCTTGATATTCAGAATGTGAAGTTGGATGCCAAGGCTCAGCAGCAGCTTGATATTGTCAAGGAAAGAGAAATGCAGCGAGTTGCCAATGCCACAGCAGCAGAAACCGCTAAGCAAAAGGCTTTGACCGCTAAGGCAGAAGGTGATGCACGAATTGCCCAAGCTAAGGCTGACCAGGAAGTCCAAAAGATTACGGAAGTAACTATGGCCGAAAAGGAAAAGGCAGTTGCAGTTCTTCAGGCACAAAAGGAAAAGGAAGTTGCCGCCCTTGAAGCTCAGAAGGCACAGGAAGTGGCAAAGCGAATTAAGGCAGAAGGTGAAGCTGAAGCAGCCGCCAATAGGGCTAAGGTTGCCGCAGGTTTGACACCACAGGAAAAGGCAGAATGGGATTACAAGACCAAGGTCGGTGTAGCCGAAGCCCTAGCTAAGTCCGAACATCCAATTGTTCCTACGATTATGATGGGTGGTGATGGCAAGAATGGTTCTAACCCAATGGATGCCGTTGGTCTAAAGTATATGATGGATATTGCTGATAGAATCAATTCTAACAAGTAATTTCTAAAATAAATGAATTAAGCCCTACAATGTTGAAAAACCTTGTTAGGGCTTTTTTTAAAATAACACTTATACAAAGGAACTAAAAATGAAGAAACTTTATCTTTTTATACTTTGTGCTTTCGCACTATCTTTTGGGAATGATTGTTGGTGTACTTGCTGCACAACTGAAAAGAAAATCTACAAGCCCCATTCATCAAGTGTTCCAATGGTTTATAAGGAACAATATAGTTTGTCTATGAAGAGTGAACCACTTGTATTCGTAGATAAGCCAGTAGTTAAGAAAGTAGCTACAACAACCTACATTAAGGAAACAGCTGAAGAAGTGTATAATGAATTTGATGCTTGTGTTGAACAATGTAAGGTTGATAATGTTTCTTCATCTTTAGTTGATTTTTGTATTCGTGAAAAATGCGAGGCATTGAAAAATGATTAGTAAAAAAGAATTTATTGTTGGTTCAATTATTTTGTTCATAGCTTTCATTTTTGTTAATTCGTTAATGGTTAAGGATATGAATGAAACAATGGCTATGTTAAAGCGACCTGTTGTTTTACACGATACTACATCGGTTATGCGATATGTTGATAGGTACATTCACGATACCGTTTATACCACCATTAATAAAACAGAATACATTGAAAAGGTTTCTTTGCTTGGTAAAATGCAAGATTATGCTGAAGAACAAGGAACGGTTATCAAAATTGAAACTGATGAAAATTTGTTAGAATTTGATGCTAAGTTTGTCAAGATTCAATGTAATGGTAAGTTGATACCTGATGAAGATGGTGATTTGAATGAATGTGCCGGTGATTGGGTAATAACTGCAAAGGAGGAACTTGAATGAATAACAAGAAAGGATTTGAACTAATTGAACTTATGGTAATCATAGTAATTATGGGTATTTTGGCTGCAGTGGCAGTTCCTAAGTTCTTTGCTATGAAGTGTAAGTCCGATATTAATGCTTGTAAGGAAAATAACTTTGAATTGTACAATAGTGTTTGTTCACAAGACCGAAATTACAAGATTTGCTATGGTAAGGAAAAGCCAAAACCAAAGGAAATAGTAAAAGAAGTTGTTCACGATACAGTTTATGTTGTTGTGGATAAGCATAAGAAAGATACTATTTCAATGCCACTTGATAAGGCAGAATGTATATTACAATGTCAAAAGGACAATGTATCTAAAAGTTTAGTTGATTTTTGTATAAAAGATAAATGCAAATAAAAAGGAGAAAGAATGAAGAAAATTATTTTAGCATTGATGTTGGTTGTATCTGCAGTATGGGCAGATATTAAGTTGGACTTT